GCTGTCAAACAAAAAGCCGTTGATACTGTCTTTGAAAGTGGAACGCCTGACGACTTAATAAAAGCGTTAGACCAATGTACTAAAAAGATTGGACTTGCATGGGTTGTTGATACTTCAAACATAAAACATATAGGACAAGGAAACTAATAAAAAGGGGCGCAGTGATCTAATGATTTTGCGCCCCTCTTTTTTCTACTCCCAAGGCAAAGCCAAGAGAATTAGTAAATGAAAAACTATTATTACACATATCCAAAAAATCATGTGTAATAATATAATATGATTACAGCACCAACAAACGCAATTATCATTTCGTAAAGTTCCATTATTCACTTTGAAATATGTTCGCGGATACTGAAACAATGTCAGAATTAGCCGTTATATAAACATCTCGGTCTCCGCTTCGGTCTCTATCCTTAAACGTCATATACAACTTGCCCGTTTTTTTATTTCTAGCAATTTTGCTTTTCTCGTCCCATTGTCCTTTAACTGTGAGCCGTTGACCCTGCATATTTTCTTGCCCATTTATTGTTTCAGGCGTCCACGTTGCGATAAATTTATCACCAATATTTAATTTCATATTTCCTCCTTTCTACCCTTGACATTATATTAATTTCCTATATTGTCAAGCCATGAAAGGAGAAATAAAAACTATGATAGGACACACTGTAAAATTCGTAGTCTTAAAAATTGAAGAGCATAACTTTGCAACTTTAAAAGAATATAAATGTAAAGTTGAAGTTGTTGGTACGTTTGACAATTTAGAAGACGCGAAAAAATGCAAGGACGCAAAGGACATTTTAAATACTATCTCATCAGAAAAGCACGACTGGTGTTTTAAGCAATTTAGAATTCAACAGATTTTTTTCAAGTCCTTTGTCAAAGCTGATAAAAAGTCAGCTTAACTTGTAAAAAGCTCAATGTGTTGCAGAAATGCAACACATTGATGTTGCATAAATATCACGTCCATTTTGGGTCGGAGAGAAGAGCATGTGGGCGGGACCCACCCGGGGAAAAAAAGAAAAAAATCGTTTGACGTAAAAATACGTTTCCTATATTCTCCTATTAACAAAGGAGAAAAAATGAAAGTAAAACAAACTGCACATTACAACGGCAAAAAATATCCGCTGCCGTTTTTAATTGCTAAAGAGACATTGACTACGAAAATGGAAAAAGTAAGCAATCCATTTTCTGGTAAGTCAGTTGAACTGCCGGCATTCGCCGCCGCTGTTTACGATGTGATCATAGGATCAAATATGATTGCAGAAAAACATGACAGCAAATTTGGATGGGGTTCAGCACCTGAATGGAAAACGGTTCGTCAAGGCCTGGACTGGTTTAAAAAACACTTTGCTAAAGAGTACATGGTGATTTTAGACTAAACGAGAACAACGGACAGGCGGCCAAAATGAGCCGCCTTTTCCGAGAGAAGAGCATGAGGGCGGGACCCACCCATAGTTATATATAGAGGTCCCAATAGGAATTATTACTGTTATTATAGCTTTGCAAAAAAATCGAATGGGGGGTTGTGTAGTAGGGGTCCCAAGACATACCTATATAGTTTGATTTGAATAGTTTTAGATGTTAAATAGTTCATACCCATATTGAAACATATGCTAACATTAGAAAAAATTAATAAAATTAAAGATCCTATTAAACGTAGAAAGTTGAAAGAAGATCTAGTTAATGCAGACGAGGCAGCCGATAGGAAAGAGGCTCAAAATGATTTTTTAACTTTTATAAAACAAATGTGGCCTCAATTTATTGAAGGTGAACATCATAAAAGGATCGCTGATAAATTTAATAAATTAGCTACAGGTGAAATAACAAGACTAATTATTAATATGCCACCACGGCATACTAAATCAGAATTTTCATCTTACTATTTACCTGCATGGATGATTGGTAAGAATCCTGCTTTAAAAATAATTCAAGCAACTCACACAGCAGAACTTGCAATAAGTTTTGGACGTAAGACAAAAAATTTAATCGACTCTGCAGATTATCAAAAAATTTTTAATACAAGATTACAAGAAGACTCTAAAGCTGCAGGACGTTGGAATACATCTAAACAAGGTGAATATTTTGCTGTAGGTGTTAAAGGTGCTGTAACCGGAAGAGGTGCAGACCTGTTAATTATAGATGATCCACATTCAGAGCAAGATGGAGCAAGCAACAAGACCACAGCTTTTGATACTGCTTACGAGTGGTATACTTCAGGACCACGACAACGTTTACAACCCGGTGGTCGTATTGTTGTTGTCATGACACGTTGGTCAACCAAAGATTTGACTGCAAGATTAGTAAATGCACAAGCAGATGAAAATGCAGATCAATGGGAAGTTATAGAGTTCCCTGCAATTTTACCAAACGGCAAACCTGTGTGGCCTGAATATTGGAAGTTAGAAGATTTAGAAACAGCTAAAGCTTCTGCAGGTGTAAATAAATTTAATGCACAGTATCAACAAAACCCAACATCAGAAGAAGGTGCAATTATAAAACGTGAGTGGTGGCAAGATTGGGACAAAGATAATTTACCTCAAGTTTATCATTGCATACAATCTTACGATACTGCATTTTTAAAAAAAGAGACTGCTGACTTTTCTGCAATTACAACATGGGGTGTGTTTAAAGAAAACGAAGATTCACAAGAATGTTTAATACTCCTTGATTCGTGGAAAGGTCGAGTTGAGTTTCCAGAACTAAGGCGCGTGGCCAAAGAACAATATGATTATTGGAAACCTGAAACAGTTATCGTGGAAGCGAAAGCATCTGGTCTGCCACTGACACATGAATTAAGGAACATGGACATACCTGTAGTTAATTTCACTCCAAGCAAAGGACAAGATAAACATGCAAGAATAAATGCTGTAGCACCCTTATTTGAGTCTGGTAAAATTTATGCACCCTTGGATCGAGAATATGCTGAAGAAATGATAGAGGAAGTAGCTGCTTTTCCCTATGGAGAAAACGATGACTTAGTAGACTCTATGACTCAAGCTTTATTGAGATATAGGCAAGGAGGACTGATAACTCACCCTGAAGATGTTATAGAACCTTCTTTGCCTCGAGGAAAAAAGAGTTACTACTGGTGAGACCTCCCTTTCATTATAGAATGGCAATATTAATATGCGTGGGTGGATTTACTCCTGTCTTAATAACAACTATTTTAAATAGGTATTTTGATTATTCTGTTGTAGAGTCTATGGAATTGACTTTCATACTATGTATACCTATAGCAGTTTGGATGGCAAAAAAAATTAACGAGAGGTGGCACGATGACAGAGAAGACTAACCCAACCCTTGTAAAAAACATGAAGCATGTTAAATGGAAAGAAATACCCCCTT